AGGCTTCAAATCACCATAGTAAGGGCTGGCAGGGTTACTAGGGTTCCAATCACCGTTTTGATCATAAATAACCACGTTAGCTGTGCCAGCTTCAAACTTGCTTAAAATACGGTTACGACCACGCCTAATGGATACCTGAACAATACTGCTAGTAATATCTACAATGTTAACCGCTTGGTCTGTTAATTGACCAAAGTCTAAAGCTCCATAAATAGGATCATCCAAAATAAAGTTATTGGTAATAAACGGCACGCCGTTACTAAAGTCGACAATCGCGCCAATAACCGGTGCTGCTGGCATTACAAAGCCACCGCGTTAAGCGTAATTGACTGGCCTCGCTTTTGAATTTCGTATAAACCTTCAGCGATAACGTTTACTAGGTCTTGGTCGCTCATCACGTTACCCGCCACGTTTACGGTGATATTGGCTGGCTGGAAACCGCCTGCGCCAAAAGTGCCAATCGTTGAAAATATATCGGCTATGCGCTGTCTAGCGGCTGTTTCATTAGGTGTATCTCCAGCCTGTCCAGATTGAATAACGCCACTATTGGCCAGAATAGTTGCGCCGCCTACGTTAAACGTTTCAAATGGATTTACCACTTGACCGTTAGGCATAACGATATTTACACCACTTGTGTCAATAGGATTAGCACCTACGGCTGAACCTGCGCCGCCACCGCCGCCACCATTACCACCACCGGCAGCACCGCCGCCCTGTGCACCGGCAGCTGAACCGCCTTGACCAAAGCCAGTAATAGCTTTCTTGATAGCATCAATCTTGCCCAGTAAACGATCTAAGATGCTATCCCAATCCTCAAAAGGATTTTTAGCCTTAGGTATTGTGGCAATTCCTGTGTTAAGCAAAAATAACTTAGTTTGTGCGTTAATAATCTTAGCGATTACTTCCGTGGCTGTATCGCCTGTTTTTAAGGTAATGCCTAGATTTTCCAATGCTGGCTTTTGCAGCATTAATACGGCTTGTGTCAGCTTATCTGCTGCCTCAGCGTTTTCGCTGTAAATAGCAAGCAACGCAGTTAGGCGTAAACGATTTTCCTCAGTTACGCGGTTCTGTAAAGCCGCAACAATTTGTATTGCCTCTAAATCAAATACTGTTCCAGCACGCTTTAATTGCTGTTGTTCACGCTCACGCTTGGCTTGCTCAGCTGCTCTTTTGGCAGCCTCTTTCGCGGCCTTATTCTGCAAAGCCATCAATTCTTTTTGGCGTTTTAGGGCAGCTGCCTCAGCTTTTTTGCGTGCCTGTTCCTGAGCCATCGGATTGCCTGAACCCGGGAAAAATAGCGGTTTTCTCTTTTTGCCTAACTCGGTTATAGCAGTTAGTGGCGCAAATGGATCTGTGTTTCTAAATAAATCAAATACCGTTGTTACGTATGAACGTAACGAGCTAAAACCTCTAGTCAATGCTGCTATGCCGCGTGTTGTGTCAGCTACCTTGTCACCAAAGATTTCAAGCGCAGTAACGCCGCCACCAATGCCGCTATCACCTGCAAGTATCATAAAGGCATCTACTAAGCCTTCACCGATAGTTTCTTGCATATTGGCGAACGCGACATTGAGAACGCCTACCTTGCCAGCATAAGTTTCTAAGTACGCGGCGTTCTGGCCAGTAAATTGCTTAGTAAGTAAAGCCTGAATGTCTGCAAAACTTTTGGTCTGAAGCTCTGTGCGGCTAAGGCCGATATTGTATTTAGTTAAACCGCGTGTCTGGCCTACGTATGCTCTAGCTAAATCTTGTGATACAGATGCCACGTCTGCGCCTGTTGCGCGTGACATTTCCAAAGCTAGGTTTAGTAATTCTTGTGATTTAGTGACTGAGCCTGTTGTCATTAACAATGACTGCATAGCAGGGCGTAAGCTGTCATCTAGCACGCCACTTGCTTGCTCTAGGTCTGAAATAAACTTAGTTACACGTGTATCCTCAAAAGCTAAACCTAGATTGTTAAGAGTCTGTGTTAATCTAAACGCTGCCTTTTGGTCATCACTAAATGCCTTGACTGAAACCTTACCAAATTGGTAAATCTGCTGGACAGATAATGTTGCGACTAAGGTTTTACCGAGTGCTTTTAATTGACGATCTAAGCCGGTTGTGGCTTTCTGAGCTTGCTTAAACCCTTTATCCTTAAACTCTGAGGCTATATCAATGCGGATAACTGACATTAGGCAGCCTTTCTAGCCTGTGTGCGTTGTCTAAATAATTTTGATGCCTTGTCAATAGCCTTAAATGTTGCATCTAAAGCCTTGCCGTTATTCTGTGCATAAGCCGCATAAAGCAAGCGGCCACGGCCTCTGTCGAATTTGTCGTACTGTTTTAAGCCGCCAATATCGTTCATAGCGCCGACAAAGATACGGCCAGCATCCGGGTTATTTGAACTGCCAAATTTGGCGGTGTCACCTGTGCGCTTATTGCCTAATTGTTTGCGGCCATAAGGGTTTACACGGCCAGCGGTTTCAATAATCATACCGGCAGCTGACTTGTTAAATAATGAGTAAAGACCAGAAAAACCTTGACGGTTACGGCGTTGCCTTCCCATTGAGTATGTCAAGCCACGGCGAATTAGGCCGCTATTGTATGTTGGAAATCCTCTATCACGAGCTGTGCGTGAAACTGGCTCACGGCCTTTGTCGTTCCAATTATATAAATTACCGGGTGCGGATCCCGGCACTTTAGCCCTAGCATCCGTAATAACTTCTTTTAACGCTACTTTGATTTCAGCGTTCATTTCCTTATACAGGTCAGGGGCATACTTGCGTAACGCCTTTTTAAGGTCTGTTACTCCGTCTACCACGACTGGCACTCTTGCGCTCCTCTGCCTGTTTCTTTAGCACCGCGTATATTGCTTTTAACAAATCACGATCCATATTTATAAACTCGCTAGGCGCGATGCCCAGATTTACCGATAGCTCTGCTATATGGTAAGTCCAAGCATCACGCGTTAGCCATTTGGGTATTCGTCACCTAGAACCTCAACAGCCTTTAAGGTATCTAGGAACTTCTCACCGAAAGGATAAACCTCAGGTGCGCCTGCTCTACGCAAGCACTCCCACGCAAGCCAATAAATGTCCGATTGCTTTTGATCCTCTTGAAAGGCTTTATAAAAACCTTTCTTGGCGTGCATCTCGAACGCGTACTCAATCGCCGGAGTAATGTCGTGAACACTCTCTGTGCCATCTGCCCTAGTAACTTTAAGTCTTGCCATTTTTTGCCCCTTTATTTAATTAGAACGAGCCGGTTGTGGCTACTGTTACTGCTGAGTTTACTGTGAAAGTAATATCCATTGTGGCCATGTCACCTGTCGCACCATTGATAGGTGTTAGGTTATTAACCAAAATGTCAAAGGTGTATAGAGGGTTAGCAGCCCCTACTGAAGCTACTTTATCCTGTACCATTTTTACAGCCGCGACTGTTCCAAACGCTGCCTGCAATGTAGGTAGAACGTTAGCTGATGCGGTGTCATTTAGGAAAGAAACTGTGAGTGTTGCAGACTCCAAGCCTTTTACAAACTTGTGAGCTGTATCACCCATAGCGGTTACTTCAAGCTCATCATAAGCCTGATTAAGGGTAATGCTTGTTACGTGGTCGCTAAGATCGACAGTTGCAATCTTTAGTCCGACCTTGTTATTTAAGAAAATAGCCATTAACTATTCCTCGTCTTTCTTAGCGGTTGGTTTAGGTGCGCTTGGAGCTGTCTGACCAATCTTGATCAAGAAAGCCTCGCGCTCTTTGTCGTTATCAGCCATTTTTAGCTCCAATCGGATAGTACGCTGATTGATACTTCACCAGATAGCAGATCTCCTGCTGTTCCGGTCAAGACTGCCGGTGCACTAAATGTGCCTATTGAATAAGCGATGCTGGATGCCTCTAGCTTATTTACAATGTTTAGGTAGTAATCCTCAATGTTGATTAGGTTGCCCTGATTATCAAACATAGGTGCTAATACTACCAACTTAAAGTTTACTTTTGGTTTAACTGTTTTGTAGTGATCATTAGACGGCTCAATGTATGGATCACCGGGCTGCACTACGATTGAGTTAGCAAGGGGAGTGGCAGGTGGGAAGGAAAACACCTGCCACGCCGCATTATCAGCTAGCGCAGTCGCGATTGTTCCTCGTAGAGTAGAGATTGCTGACATTACCCGACTTGACCGCCCGGTGCTAGGTGATCCGCAAGCAACCCACGCACGCGAGCCATAAGGGTATTACCCATCCGGTATGGCGAAGGTTGAAAGTCAGGTGAAATGCCGCCCGCGTTTGAAGCTTGGCGAGCTTGCCATATATCTACTGCAATCATAAGTGTTGCCTGATTAACCTCAGGCAGGGTGGCGTAATCAATAGCGGTTGCGCCATAAACTCGACCCCACGGCGCGATTGTGTGATAAGGCAGCGTGGTAATTTGATTTTTGACAAACTCTAACCAGCCGCCGTTCATAGCGATAATGGTCTGTGTGCCGTTAAAATGTTGGCGCACGTTCTCAACAGTAATAGTATCGCCGACTACAAATTGTTCAGCGTTTTCATAAATATAAATGCGGCCTTTTGTGCCGGTAGCCTCAATCGCATAAACAGATTGGGTATTAAACCATAATTTGCCCTTAACAATATTTTCAGCGGCTTGACATACGCTTTCTACTGTTGCATCGTTATAGAGGCTGCCAATTCCAAGCGCAGCGCGAAGCTGAGCGACTGTAACGTATGTGGCTGGCATATCTTTCCTCTCTTTATGTTAGCCCCGGCGCAAGGGCTGTGCGCCGGGGTAACTTTAACGATCTATTTAGTTAGATCAGGACTTGTTGAACCAGTTAGCACCGGCTCCGACTTTGGTAGCAAGTGCGCCAAAGCCGTAGTAAAGCAAGTCGATTGTTCCATCGCTGTTTACGTTGGTACGTAGCTGGAAGCGTGGCGATTCATACCATGTGTAAGCATCTGGATTAACAACAACCATTGAGTAATCAGCTGTGTTATCGCCACCTGCACCGGTGATGTAACGTGATACGCGTAGATCTAGACCTGCAACAGTTCCACGTAGTGAATCAGGTGATAGTGCTCCACCTGCGTTTTGTGGGTTAGATGCAATGTAGATTGGGCGGCCGCCATCGTTGTAGCTCATGATGTTAGCCCATTGTTCAGGAGTAACAACAATGTTGCGAGCGAAACCTAGAGAAGCTGAGTAAACAGCTGCTGCTGCGCTTGAGATGTACTTCAAGATACCATCTGCTGAGTTAGCTTGAGCAGTTGCGTTTAGCGCACCGCCATTAGCTACACCTGCTGTTACGTAAGAATCTGTTTCCTTAGCGTACGCGAACTCCATTTGACGTACAAGCTCATCATAAAACGCAGGAGATGATCGATCAATTAGCTCTACTGTAGTGATTGCGCGACCCTTGAAAGACTTTACGTCTACGTTAATGAACTGTGCAGTTAGCTGTGAATCTGTAACAGGATCATTTTCATCAATCTGATCTACTGTTGGTACAGCGGTGATCTTAGGAATCTGGAAAACTAATCCTGCATCTGGCAATGTTCCGCGGCTGATTGAATCAATTAGCGGTCTATCAGCGTTTGACAAAGGATTTACTACCTCTGTTAGCTGACGTGTTGGAACCATACCAGGTGCGGTTGTTGTTTCGTTATCTGCTGCACGAACATACATTGCAGCATCCTCGTCACCGAGGAACTTAGCGCGTAGAGTGTTTTCTAGGTACTTAGCCTTAGTAAACTCTAGGCGTGGCTTTGCATAAATTGGTGCTGTAACAGTTGTGCGAGCAGCCTCTACCGCAGGGGTTTCGACCACAGGCTCAACGTGTGCGGTGTCTGGAGTATTCTCCACGACTGCCTCGCTTTCGTTTTGGTTAGTTGTTTCTGCGACTTCATCCTCAGAAGCCGCCACGCTCAATACCTCAGCACTCTTAAATGCTGCGGCTTGAACAAGACTTGTTTCATATAATTTAGATGCTAAAACTTTAATAACGCTGCCCTCGCGCTTGCTGTCAATAACTTCCACACCAACAGACAAACCTGAACGTAATTGTTCACTTGCCTCAATTAGCGCATCGTTACCGCGTGTCGTGCTGCTGACCTTAAATGTTGCGAAAATACCCTCGTCTGTTTCCTCGTATGAAACCATACGGCCTAAAGGTTTTTTAGCATCGTGTTCAAGTAAAAGTTTTGGCTTTGGGCTGTTAGGAATCTCAATAGATCCTTTTTCAAAAATTACTTTACCGGCTGAGGTGTATCCGATTTCATTACCAAACGGCACAATTTTGCCGGTGATAGTGCGTTCCTCAGCGTTGCAGGTAATATCGTTAGAGAACGTTAGGCGCATCGCTGTTAGCTCCGTTAGGTGATAGGTTTTCCATTTCCATAGCTTGCTCAACAGTAATTAAACCTAGAGTAAGCATTTTTTCAATGACGGCAAGGCGTTCCAAAGCATTTACAGCTAAGAAAGCATCCTCAACATCAAACTTAACAATGTTCCCGCGCGCGGTTATGTCATCCATCGATAGACGATCCTGAATTGCGTGGACATACGGCGCGAGGGAAAGCGATACAAATTGACGGCGTTCATCCTGAACATTTGCATAAGTCATGCTGTTGTTCATGTCTGCACTTATGTAATATGCAGGTACGTTCATCATGCGTGCGATTTGTGTTGCTGTTGATTGAACAGCATCTACAAACATCATGTCGCGAGGTGAAAAAGCGGTTGGTTGATAATCTAAAGTGCTTGTCAAGTATGCGGTAGATCTGCGCTCGCGTGCTGATTTCCATGCAGCCAGAATTGCTTGCACTTCCTCTTGTGATAAATCTGCACCTGTATTTTTCAAAACACCTGAAGGCATTGGCGTTGCGGATGCAACACGCATTGCGGTTTCTAAATCGATTGCGCTTCGTAGTGTACGTGCGCCGCGTTGCAATACACCTTCATCAAGACCCTGAAATGTGATAAGTGAACCTAATCCACTCATAGGCACTTCTTTACCATCTACGTAATAACGTACAATGTAATTAGTTACTGGATCTGCATCAAAGGAAACACGACCCGGTGCAACCCACTCAAAACGAGCAGGGCGGCCGTCATTAAAGTAAGTTTCTGTCACACGCCAATAAGCAATCCCATAAAATACTAGACTGTCTACTGTCCATGCAATAGTGGTGCTAAGCGGTTGGTGAATTGAAGGTTGTTCTAGCCATAATGGCTTACCAAGTTTTTCACCTGTTGATTTTTTGTAAAGCTCTAAAGGAAAACTAGCAATAGTGCCAGCAAGCAAGTTACGGCATCTAGCGACCGCAGGAACAGTCATTGCTTCATCACGAGCAATAGCGGTAAACGCTGTTGGTAAATAATAATTAAAAGCATCGGTCATTAACTGAGGCGCAGCTTGCGCTTCAATTTTAACCGGGCGTAAACGATCGAAAAGACCCATCGCTATATGTTAGCACACAAACCGGACATTTAGGACATAATGGCAGGTTTTGATTGTGGCTTAAATAGTTGGTGTACGACCATTGCTAAACCTATCGCAGCCGACACGTCACCGGCAGATTTGCGCCTTACTATGCGCCATCCGGCATCGGTTTCCTTAGCTGCACAGTTGTTCATCGAGTTAACAAGGCTATCCTGCCCTGAGTGAACCAATCGCTCGTTTACTATGGCATCTAGCAGATCGCTACAAGCTTGATAGAACACCTGCCCAGACATATCTTGTATTTTGTAACCAGTCTGCGCTAAACGCTCAGCTACGCTCATTGAGGTATATTTATCAAAGCAAATCATTCTAGGCTTATACTGTTTAGCCCATTCTGCGACCTCGACAGCCATTTTTAGCTCATCTATGGCTACTTGGCTTTCAAACTGAGCCACTACGCCTACGCCCACCTTCCCGTCATCCATAAGCTGCCCTGCAACCAATGAAGCTTGCTTTTTGGTCACAGATATATCCATGCCAAAGATAGTTAGCCTTCCCGGCTCTAGTTTTAGATCCTGAACAGTCAAATCCTCAAATGCTCGATAAGGCCACGGAGATTTTAATGCCGACACCCACATACAAAGGGTTTCCGTGCGACTAGCTTCAGGTGTAGAGGTTGCAATAGCTTCAGCAATAGTTTCCTCATCGACTATATAACCTAAAGCCGGGTTAGCCTGATACCAAGCGTTCTTATCTGTCAGCTTGCTGAAATCATCGGCCGAATACTCCCAAAATCCTAAGCTCTTAGGCGGGTAACTCATACAGCGGGAGCGCAAATCGTTCAAAACTGAGGAAAAAGCATCGCCGGCGTTGCTAGTTAATAATATTTGAGCATTAGGCCTAGCACGTGTAATTGGCTTAGCTGCTGTCCATGCTTCATCGCTAATCTCGCGTAACTCATCCACGAACAACAGATCCGCGGTCTTACCACGGCTTCCATCTCTTGTTGCCGCGACTATCTCGTATCGAGCTCCCGATAAAAGCTCAATCGATTCCTGACCATTGGCCACGCGGATCTGTCGTACTTGTGCTGCGAGTAGTGGGTTATCCTCGATAACGTCACACACCTTGCGAAAGGTATCTAACGCCATTCCCCTATTCGAGGACATAGCCACGATACTACGTTCATTAAAAAGAAACAACCCGGCAAGGATACGAACCCTTGCTAAGTGGGTTTTGCCGTTTTGGCGTGCAATTAATAGCAGATTTGTTTTACGTATCCATTTGTTTTCTTTATCTACTTTTAGCATGTCATCTAGTACGTACTCTTGCCACGGCAGCAGCTTCATAGGCTCGCCGTTTTCATCTTTGAGCTTGCCTAGCCATTCTTTAACCTCATCGATGCGGCTTGCCCCTCTTAGTGGCGCATTTTGTAGACGTGGCTTTGTGCTGCCCTTGCGTGTAGCCATTATTAATTAGCCCCCGACTGATCAGGATTAGTAAATGGTGAATTGTTTTCAATCTTTACGTTTGTTTGTCCGATTTGCCCAGATTTGTCCGGACTTGTCCGAATCGGGGAGATATCGAATGA